TTTCGCTCCATACGTTAGGTAATGGAACAGCTCCCGTGTTTAGTAACACAGAGCCTTTAGGAATCTCATCCAGTATTCCTGATGCTAATATAAAATCAAACACTAGTGAAGTTATTATTGAACCAACCAAAATAACATTGCCGGCTTCGTCTGCGAAGTTAGCGTATAGAATAGAAGCTTATTGGTATGGGACTGTCGCAGTGGCTATAACTATGCCCACTGTTTCGATAATTACAAATGGTACAGTATCTAGTTTACAAGGAGTCGGAGCTACTTTAACGTCTAATTCATGTATGTTAATGATTGGAGTTCAAACTGGAGGAAATGATCAAGTGTGCGCAGTAGATTTCTCTATTTCCGGAGTCGCCTTGCCTGCTGGTAATCAGCAAGTCATAGTCAGGGTTATGCAAGTCGATCCAACATTTCTAGCCCAATAAACTAACTTCAGCTTATAAGTCTATTTATCTATTTCTTTTTTTGATCAAAAAAAATGATCGCGTATAGTGTGCGTCTAGGCAACGTCCAACCGGTTGATAGCAAATTTTTTTTACTCAACAGGGCTTTATCTCGTTTATCCATCACTCTTATCCATCCCGTGGCAGGAGAGGATCCAAGGGGGACTTCCCCCTTGGTGGCCCCGAAGCAGGGGCCCAATGCCGAATGGCATTGGGATACTGAGGGGACATAGTATACTTTGATTGCTCGTAGAGCAAGGACGACGGATGGGGTGAGGGGCCCTTCGTCCGGCGGCCGCGCGTCATGCAATTAACAGACTATAAAGTCTGCTGGAAGAAGATCAAACGTTCCCTCTTTGCTTTCAAAGTATTTTACTAGTAGGTTATCTTTAATAGTCCAAATAGCCCATTTGTCTTTTGTTAGTTTGCCAAACTCCGGCAACTCGTTGCTGAAAACCCATACGTGTGGACAGTTAAACACAAGTGTTGATGTCTCGTATTTGACGCTCGTCATGATGCCATCTTTCACGCTTTCTATTGCTTTATAAGATACTCCTTCGGTGCTTCTTGGAAAGTTAAATATAAATGTTGTTTTAATGTTTAAATCTCTACCTTCTTTTATCAGTATGGCTAGTAAACAAGCTATGTCTTTATTACCTCCACCAGTTGCAATGATAGCGTTATGCTTACTATACATGTATTTGCTAAATACTGTTTTACCCATACATCCTGCTTCGTCATAAATCCAGTTAACTGTTCTATCATCAGGTTCTTCTTGTATCATATCAATTACCGTTTGTTGCCAAGGTCTTAATTCAGTTATTAACTTGAGTTTACCTTTGATTATTCGAGGAGGATAAAACCAGTAGTTTTCGCCCTCTCTGGTGCTCTCTTTTGCACAGTACTCGAATGCAGACTTTGGGTTCCTAGTTTTTTCCCAGTGGATGCCTTTAGGTAGCCCAAAAGACTCCCAGCGTCTCTTTTTATGTACCTTTATGTTCCCTTGTATGTGAGGAGTTCCATTCTCACCTACTTCTTTTTGAAAAACCCATTGACTACAATTTTGCTGTAAAAATGGCTCTAATGTCTCTAACCAATCCTCTGGATAATTATTCCAAGTAAAGAAATGATACATAGACTGAATAGATTGCTTATTTGGAGCCTTTACGGACGATGTTATAGTATTACCATCGTCCTGGCTCTCGTCGATCACATTTATGAGGTCGAAAGGGTTCAAAAGTGACCGATCTGGGATAAAATCGCTTGTATCTATGTTGTCTTCTTCGAAAACTTGTTTTGACATGTTCGTGCTCTAGCGTGCTCTAACTTTGCTCTACAAATAAGCATATATTTATTTAATTAATAATTATTAATTAAATATTCGTGTATATATATACGTAAAATGTCAGCACCGCGAAAACCTGCCGCCCAAAAAAAGAAAGCCCGAGCTGCGCCTGTAAAGCGCGCTGCCAAAAAGCGGCCTTATAACAAAACCGTTACCACCTATCATCGACGAACTGTTCGAGGTCGAGGTGACTATACAATGGACCCGGAGGCTTCATTCGGTCATAGGTACGGAGGATTAATTGGATCCAAACTTGGAGAACTAGCAGGAGGAAGTCTTCAAGGACTCCTTGCTGCGGTGACTGGACTCGGAGACTACCAAGTCAAAGAGAATGTCTTCCTTGACGGTCGTTTACCGGAAATGATCAACATGCCAGCCGGAGGCGGGACTGTCATACGATTTCAAGAGTATTTAGGTGATGTAACCACTTCTCCTACAATTGGTGAATTTGACATTCAATCTTATGAGATTAATGCAGCCAATCCGGAAACCTTTCCGTTCCTTTCTCAGATTGCAGCTAATTACGAGCAATATTGCTTTGAGGGTATTATCTTTCAATACAAATCCACTTCTGCTGACGCTTTGAATAGCACAAATACAGCACTCGGATCGGTCATGATGGCCACTCAATATGATTCCCTTGATCCCGTATTTGACTCTAAGTTAGATATGCTAAATTATGAGTTCTCATCTTCATGCAAACCTTCGGAGGATGTTTTACACATGGTTGAATGTGCGCCTCGACAGACATCCGTATCTGAGCTATATACCCTTTATAATCAAGGAGTACCATCGAACGCAGATCCAAGGCTTTATAACCTTGGAAGGTTCTCTATAGCTACTATTGGGTTCCAAGCAGCGAATGTTCGCGTAGGACAACTTCATGTGACCTATCAAGTCCGCCTATTAAAACCTAAATTGTTTGTGTCTCTTGGAAAGACTAGTCTCTTTTCGCTCCATACGTTAGGTAATGGAACAGCTCCCGTGTTTAGTAACACAGAGCC